AGTAATACAAATGACAGCCTTACCATAGGTAACTTTTTTATAGGAGAACAAAAAAATGGCAGATCGCAATAAATTTGAAGAAATGCTTGAGCGTCTTATCAATGAAGATAAAGCAGGCGCAGAAGAGCTATTTCACGAGATTGTCGTAGAGAAGTCGAGAGACATCTACGAAGGACTACTAGAAAATGATTTAGAAGAAGTAGCAGACGAAGAAGTTGATGAAACAACTGACGAAGAAGTTGAAGAGTCAGATGAAGATCTAGACGAAGCTACTGACGAAGACGACGACGACGAAGAAGAAGTTGACGAAGGTTTTGACCTAGACGAATTTGAAGTCGAAGCTGACCCAATGGATATGGGCGGCGATCCAGCTGATGACATGATGGGTGACATCGAAGCTGGCGACGACGAAGAAGGTGAAGAAGATGAAGGTGAAGAAGGCGATGTTGAAGATCGTGTTGAAGACCTAGAAGATGCACTAGACGACCTAAAAGCTGAATTTGAAAAAATGATGGCAGGTGGTGAAAGTGAAGAAGGATCCGACGACGAAGGCGACATGGATGACATGGGCGGCGACGAAGAAGGTGAAGACGAGACTGAAGAAGAGTCTCTATACTTTGGCGAAGCTGAAGACGAAGAAGTAGACGAAGCTACTGACGAAGACGACGACGACGAAGAAGAAGTTGAAGAGTCTAAGCAGCCTAAAACAGCAGGCGAGCAAATGCGCGAGTATGTTGAAAAAGTATCAGCTAAAATGGGCGACAATGGTGCAAACACTAAGTCTCCAGTAGCAGGTAAAAATGATATGGGCGGTACAACTGCAAACATCGCAAGCGGTGGTGACGGCGGTACAGGCGGTACACAAGGCGGACTAGCTAATCCTTCAGATAAAGAAGATAACCTAGGAAATGTTAATGTACCAGGCGGAAAAGCTTCTAAGTCAATGAAAGCACAGCCAAAAGGCCACGGCGCTGAGAAAAAAGGCGCAGGCGAAACTGCTGACAAAGGTGCAGGAAGCCCATTAAACGGCGCACCTAAGAGAGCAAAATAAGGAAGTTTGAATGAAAAACTTACGAGAGCATTTGACGTTTGACCAAGCGAATATGGTCGTTGAGTCTACTGAAAATCCCAACGGGGGCAAAGACCTTTTTATGAAAGGTATCTGCATACAAGGCGGAGTGCGTAATGCAAACCAGCGTGTATATCCTGTAAACGAGATTGGAAGGGCTGTCAAAACTCTCAATGATCAAATTAGTGGAGGATACAGTGTTCTCGGTGAAGTTGATCATCCAGAAGGCCTTAACATTAACTTAGATCGTGTAAGCCATATGATCACAGATATGTGGATGGATGGACCAAACGGTTATGGCAAGTTAAAAATTCTACCAACCCCTATGGGACAGTTAGTTAGCACTATGATTCAAGCAGGTGTTAAATTAGGTGTTTCCAGTAGGGGCTCTGGTAACGTATCAGAGGACGGCGGCAATGAAGTTTCCGACTTTGAAATTATTACGGTAGACGTTGTTGCACAACCAAGTGCTCCAGGCGCATACCCAACACCAATCTACGAGCATTTAATGAATGCACGTGGCGGCTACAAGGCATACGAACTAGCACAGGCAACAAAAGAAGACCCAAAGGCACAAAAGTATCTAAAGGAATCGCTGATTAATATAATCAGCAAACTCCAATAACGAGGAGAAAATAATATGTTGGATGCACTAAAAACACTTTTTGAAAATGATGTAGTTTCAGAATCAGTGCGCAACGAAATTCAAGAGGCTTGGGACACGAAGATCAAAGAAAATCGTACTCAAGTTACTGCTGAATTACGCGAAGAGTTTGCTCAAAAGTATGAGCATGACAAGTCAACAATGGTTGAAGCCATTGACACACTTGTTTCTGAGCGTTTAGCAGAAGAAATTGCTGAATTTGCTGAAGATCGTAAGCAGTTAGCAGAAGCCCGTGCAAAGTATGTAGTCAAAATGCGTGAAAATGCAGACCTACTAAAAGGTTTTGTAATGGAGTCACTTACTAAAGAAGTTAGTGAACTACATGAAGATCAAAAAGCAATGGCACAAAACTTCGGAAAACTTGAAGAATTTGTTGTTGAAGCACTTGCAAAAGAAATTGCAGAGTTCCATGAAGACAAAAAAGACTTAGCTGAAACAAAAGTACGTTTAGTACGTGAAGCTAAAACACACTTCGCTAAAGTTAAAACTAACTTTATCGAAAGAAGTGCTAAAGCAGTATCAGAAACAGTTGACAAAGCTCTTAAGGGAGAAATTGGCGCACTGAAAGAAGATATTGAAGAAGCACGTAGAAACGACTTCGGTCGCAAACTATTCGAAGCATTTGCTTCTGAATATGCTGGCTCTTACTTAAATGAGAAGTCAGAAACAGCCAAACTATTGAATGTTCTTAAAACTAAGGACAAGCAATTAGCAGAAGCAAAAACATTTGCAGCAAAAGCGAAACAACTTGCAGAAGCTCAGGCAACTGAGAAGAAGCGTTTAGTTGAAGCAGCAACTCGCAAAGACACGATTAATGAACTTATGTCTCCTTTAAGTAAGGATCAGAAGGAAATTATGATGGATTTACTGGAATCTGTACAAACGGCTAACTTACGTAAGTCATTTGACAAGTACCTACCGGCAGTTATTGACGGTAACACTCCAGCCAAAAAGGCGAAATTAACAGAAGGCAAAGAAATTACAGGCAATCGCGAACAATCGCAAACTAACGTTAGTAGACAAGCAGACGCAAAAGACAACTTGGTTGAATTTAAGCGTCTAGCTGGAATATAATTTTAAGGAGAATAAAATGTCAGAACTACTAGAAAGTCGCTGGCAGGAGACCAAAGGTGCCCTAGTTGAAGGACTAACAGGTAATAAAAAATCTGTTATGGAAGCAACTCTAGAAAATACTCGCAAGTATTTGTCTGAAAGTGCTACTGCAGGTGCTACTTCTGCCGGTAATGTTGCAACTCTAAACAGAGTTATCTTACCAGTTATTAGACGTGTAATGCCAACCGTTATTGCAAACGAGTTGGTAGGTGTACAGCCAATGACAGGACCAGTGGGTCAGATCCACACACTACGTGTTCGTTACGCAGATGCAGTAACTAACACTGCCGACAGCGCACAAACAACTACAGCAGGCGAAGAAGCTCTAAGCCCATTCAAAATTGCTGAACAGTACTCCGGTGCTGGTGCTGGTAAAGCAGATACAACTGCTTCACTAGAAGGTGCTGCTGGTAACAAACTAAGCATTCAGATCTTGAAACAGACTGTTGAAGCTAAGTCACGTAAGCTATCAGCACGTTGGACATTTGAGGCTGCGCAAGACGCACAGTCACAACATGGCATCGACGTTGAAGCTGAAATCATGGCTGCTTTGGCACAAGAGATTACTGCTGAAATCGACCAAGAAGTACTAGCTTCACTAACTGCACTTGCAGGGTCAAGCAACCAAGAAGCATACAACCAAGCAGGTGTTAGTGGTACTGCTACATTCGTTGGTGACGAACACGCTGCATTAGCTGTTCAAATCAACCGTGTTGCAAACACTATTGCACAACGCACACGTCGTGGCGCTGGTAACTGGGCTGTTGTGTCTCCACAGGCACTAACTGTTCTACAATCAGCAACTACTTCAGCGTTTGCAAGAACAACTGAAGGTTCGTTTGAAGCACCTACAAACACTAAGTTTGTTGGTACATTGAACAATGCTATGAAAATCTATGTAAACACATACAGTGCAGACGATTCAGCTGTACTAGTTGGTTACAAAGGTTCTTCAGAATCTGATGCTGCTGCATTCTACTGCCCATACATTCCATTGATGAGCAGCGGTGTAGTACTAGACCCAGATACATTTGAGCCAGTCGTATCATTCATGACACGTTATGGTTATGTTGAGCTAAACAACACTGCATCGTCACTAGGCAATGCAGCGGATTATCTAGGTACAGTAACAATGAGCAACGTAACGTTCTCATAATATTACCTAGGTAATAACAGTATTAAAGGGCGGCTTAGGTCGCCCTTTTTTATTGACTAAATTTTAATGATTTTACGTATGACTTTTGCTTCTAAATATGTTTAAATACTATTGTAGTACAATTTTTATTAACTTAATTTATGGAGTACACTATGTGGAAAACACCGACAGCAACAGAGATGAGATTCGGCTTCGAAGTAACAATGTATGTAATGAACAAGTAACAGAACCCCCTGAAGTTGATATGAGCAAGCTAATAGAAACATTAGACTGCGAATAATAAACAGCACCCTTCGGGGTGCTTTTTTAAGGAAACATATGAGTAAAGCCCCGCAACCTAGTCCTTGGGGACTTATATTTGTTATAGCCTTATTAGCATTTTTAATTTGGCTAGGACCAGTAAAATAAATTTAAAAAAGCCCAATGCTTAACTGTGTCGGGCTTTTTTCTCTTTTGATAAATACATATGTCAGATAGTGTGCCGCAAGGCGGACTTATGCTGTACCCACAGCGTAGCTCATAGAACGGGCATAGGACTACTTTTTATAGGAGAAAACAAATGGGAAGACCACTAAACAAAAGATATTTTGGACCACCGACAGCTGGTGGCGATGAAATTAAAGTTCAATTTCATAATGGTACAGCTTCAGTAAACGGTTGGATCGTTAAGCAACTAGGATCTAAAAAGTTCCGTTGCACAGACGGTACAGCAACAGAAGATTGTACACTAGTAGACAAAGCATCAGCAGCAGTAGCAGCAGGTGAAATGACTATTACAGTTCTTGACGATGCTGGCAATCCAAAGCAAGTAACTAAAATTGCAGGACGTAAAGTAACATTAGATACAGGCGAAAGCATTGCTTGGAACTTCAGCGATAGCACTACAGACGGTGCAGTTGAAATTGAAGAAGCAGGTGACGATGCAGTTATTGATAACGTAGACGGATCACCAGATGCAGACGACTTTGAGTCAGACGATCCAGTTGATTAATAAGTTGAGTAATATAGTAGGGGAGAAATCCCCTACTTACTTTTAGGAAATAATTAATGTCAAAGTATTTAAATGTTAGCGGCGATTATAAAATTACAGTAACCGAAGGTGGTGAAATTCGCTTGGATCCAGGTAATAGCGGTATTGTAAGAATTATAGGCGACTTGCAAGTTGATGGTGATACTACAACTATTAACAGTACAGAGCTCGTAGTAGACGACCCGTTTATTACAATTAATCAAGGTAATGCTAGCGGTGGCGTAATTGTAGATGATGTTGCTGGTATACAGATTGACAGAGGCGGCTCAGATGCATTTTGGATATTTGATGAAGGCATTAATACAGAAGCACCAGGTGATGGTGCATTTGTAGGAAGAATTGGCAATGCACAAAACGGTGCTATTGTTGGTATACGCACTACTAGTATTAATACTGGAGGTGCTGATTTAAATCTTGTTAGTCAAGGTACAGGCGTTGTTACTGTACAAGGATGTAACGAGTATCATAAACAAATTTTTGAATATACAACTGATCCAGTAGATCCAACAAACGACATTGTGGACTTTGCTGCTAATCCAATTATTAAAGTAGGATATTCTGATGCACTAATAAATGCACAGGCGTTAGAAGATTATGTTGGCGGTTTCTTTGTTGGTAAGTATCAGCCTCGAATACAAAAAGACGATTCATATGTTGCTGTACATGATACAGACGGCGGCGATGGTGTAAGTGCTATTGAATTTACAATTGACGGCAATCCTGCTGCTTACTTCTTTAACGATAGAACAGAACTGCAACATATTAAAATTCAAGATACAACAATTGAAACAACATCAAATAATACTGACTTAATACTAGGTGCTCCTGGCGTAGGAAGTGTAAGAATTAATGATGTATTACATATTCCTGAAGGTCCATATAGCGGCGACGACGGTACAGCAGGCGGCGGCATACCTAATTTTGGTGTTGATGGTGATATAGAAAATCCAGACGCACCAACAGATGGTATTAAATTGTTTAGCAAACAAGAAGGCATTGCAGGAACAGGTTTGTATTTCGTTAACGGTTACGGATCTCAAGACGAATTGGTAAGTAAAAAGAAAGCACTATTGTTTTCGATGATATTTTAAAGGATAAAAGATGGCAATACAATCAACACAAGTTGGCGGCGGAGATACAACAATACTAGAAGTACCATCAGGAAAAAGCTGGGCTGTGACTGCTATGTTGTTTTGTAATGTTGCTGTTAACCCACAAGAAGAAATTTATACAGACGGCGGAGATTCTTATCTAGATGTACATTTTTGTGCAGGAGGTGTAGCAGCAGGTGTAGACAATATGGTATTAAATAATATTCCAATTCCTGCAGGCGAAACCTTTACATTTAACGAAGAAAAAATTATTTTAGAAGCAGGTGATGTAATTAGAGCGTCAAGCACTTCGCCTACTAATATTACAGCAACCGTAAGTTACATGGAAGTATAATGAAGTATATTAAGAGACAAACAACAAATACACGTAGCTTAGGAATAGGCAGAGGTGTACATGTAACCACTGTAGATAAAGAAGTTATTTTAGACAGTGAAAATGTTGTTCTTGTCCCTAAAGGGCGAACAGAAGATCGTCCACAATTTCCAAAAAATGGACACTTGCGTTATAACACAGACGACAATCGATTTGAAACATACGAAGCAGGAGTTTGGAACGGTATTAGACAAGCAGCACCAAGTGCATACGCTCCTATTAAATTACAAAATTTAGGAAATGGCGATGCGGCTGAAACTATTTTTGGTCCATTAAATAACGGCGATCCTTATCATCCTAATCCAGCAGCAGCGGAAAATGTGTTAGTATTTGTTGAAAACGTTTTTCAATTAGCAAATACAAACTATAGCTTAATTCAAAATCCTTCAGGTAGATCAGAAGGTTATTATTTAGAATTTG